AATAATGCGCGTGTTTCTGTCCACTGCGCGCCCTGTTGAGTTTATTCCGCGAGGACCAGAAGACGTTGCAATGGCCGAGCAGGCCACGTCTTTTGTGCAGCATGAGTTCACACGACTTAATGGCTACCGCGTTCTGAGCGATGCGATTAACGATGCGCTTGTAAAAAAGCAGGGCATTGTGAAGGCGTATTACACCGATTACGCGGAAGCTGAAATATTCACATACACCAATCTGACCGACGACGAATACACGTTTCTCATTGACGCGGATGACGTAGATGTGATCGAGCACACAATGGAAATGTCTACTGAGCTTGATCAGATGGGCGTTGAAATGGAAATGCCAACGCATTCTGCTAAAATCAGCCGCACAAAACGAACGGGCCAGCTTGAAATTGAGAGCATTCCGCCAGAGGAGTTTTTCATTAACCGCGACGCCCGCACATTGGCGGACGCTTATGTTGTGGCGCATCGCACCGATATGCGCGTTGGTGATTTGGTTGAAATGGGTTTTGACTACCAAGAAATCGTTAATCTGACCGCTTTTGATGGCTCAACAGATATGTCAGGCGCGGAGGTTTTTGAGCGTCAGGGCTATGAAGACGACTTATCAGACGAGGACGAGCAAGACCCGTCAATGAAGCTGGTTGGCATTACGGAAGCATACATGCGAATGGACGTCGAAGGCGCTGGGGTGCCAACGCTGCATAAATTCATGTTAGGCGGCACGGATTACACGTTGCTTGATTACATGCCATGCGACGAAATCCCGTTTGCAAAGTTCGAAGTCGACCCAGAGCCGCATTCTTGGTATGGTCACAGCTTGGCAGAAATTGTTGAAGACGATCAGGACGCCGCAACCAGCATTTTGCGTGGCATCTTGGATAATGTTGCAATGACTAATAATCCTCGAATTGGCATTGTTGAAAACGCAGTAAATATTGACGATGTGATGAATAACGAGATTGGCGCGATTGTGCGGATGCGTCAGCCGGGAAGCGTGCAAGATTTAAGCGTCCCATTTGTTGCGGGCCAAACATTATCAGCGTTAAACTATATGGACATGCTCACAGAGCAAAAGACGGGGGTAACAAGGGCCAGTATGGGGCTTAACAACGACGCGCTGCAATCTACGACCAAAGCAGCCGTGCAAGCGACCGTTCAGGCCGCTGCTGGGCAGGTTGAGCAAATGGCCCGGAACTTGGCTGACGGAATGAAAGATTTATTCAGCATTGTTCTTCGCCTAATAGTGAAAAACTCTGACGAAGAAAAAATGATGCGCTTAAACGGCCAATTTGTGCCGGTTGATCCCCGCGTTTGGGATTCCGAAATGGACGTTTCCATCAACGTCGGATTAGGCACTGGCCGCGAGGAAGAAAAGCAGGCCGCGTTAAATCAGGCACTGCAAATGCAAATGACGGTTTACCAAACATACGGGCCGCAAAACGGCTTGGTTAGTTTAACGAATATCCGCAATACGCTGGCGGATGTGCTGGCCGCGTCGGGTGTGCGCAATGCAGACCGTTATTTTGCGCCAATTACGCCTGAAATTGAGACGCAGATGCTTCAAATGCAGCAGCAGCAGCAGGCAGCAATGGCGCAGCAGGGTCAAACCGCTGATCCAAACGCGGCGTTCCTGCAAGCGGAGCAAATTAAGGCGCAAACCAAGATGCAATCTGATACAATGCGCCTGCAATTGGATGCCCAGAAAGCAGCGGCAAGCGATGACCTGAAACGTGACCAAATGGCACAAGACTTGATGGTTGATGCTGCAAAGATTTATGGCCAATACAATACGTCGGTCGACGTAGCGCGTGTTGAGGCTGAACAGGATAAAATGCGAATGATTGGCGGAATTGCCACGGGAACTTCGCAATGAAAGAGGACATCCGCATATTGGCAGACGACGCCAAGCGGTTAAAGAATGATGAGGCGTTCCAAACGTTTATCACAAAGGTTCGCGACGACCAGATGACGGTTTTCGCAAACAGCGCGGCTTCTGACGTAGAAGTCCGCGAGGAAGCGCACGCAATGTTGCGAGCGTTAAATCAGATCAGTGGTACTCTCGACGCTGCAATTGCAGCAGAGGCCATTTTAGATCGCAAACGAAGGAACTAGCACCGTGGAAGCGACTAGCCTAGACGAAGCCATTGCGGCAATGGTGGCCCCGGAGGCCACAGAAGACAATCAGAGCGAAGCAGCGGAAGCATCAACCGAGCCAACTCAAGACGTTGAGCGCGAATTGGTTGAGGCCGCAGACGAGAGCTATGATGACGTTGAGGCGTCCGACGATGGCGACGACTACGCCGACGCCGAAATTGATGACGAAGACCAAGTAGAGGCCACTGAAGACACCAATTTATTCCCCGTTAAAATTAACGGCAAAGACGAAAATTGGACACTGGATCAGTTAAAGCAATCTGCTGCGGGTCAGGGCTACATCAATCAGAAAATGCAGGAAAACGCAGCGCTGGAAAAACGAAACCAGCAGCAGGCTCAGGCATTAGCTCAACAGCAGCAAAAAGTGCTTGCGCTCTATCAGCAGGCACAGCAAGGCGGCTTACAAGCCCCCGTTCCTCCGTCAGATGAAGGCTACTCCGAAGACCCGATTGGGTATATGGAAGCCAAAATCAAGTTCGACAAGGAACAGGGCCAATACAACCAGAAAATGCACCAATTACAGGCAATGCACCAGCAACAAGCGCAAACCAATCAAGCGGCCCACCAAGCCTACCTTGCGGAGCAAGCGGATGTGCTGAAAAAGTATTTGCCTGAAATCGCTGATCCAGAAAAGGGCGAAAAGCTCAAATCTGGTATCATGGAAACTGGCCAATTTTACGGGTTTACACCTGCTGAATTAGCCGGTGTTGCAGATGCGCGATATGTGCGGGCGTTGAACGACGCGCGTAAGTATCGCGAATTGGTGCGCAACAAGCAGCAAACCCAAGCGAAAGGCGACGGCAAGCGACCTGTTGTAAAAGCTGGCGGTAAAAAGCGGCCCGACGCGCAGTCTGCCACTCGCAAAAAACAACACAAACGATTGCAAGAATTTGGGGGTGACGCAGATGCGGTCGCTCTCATGCTTAAACCTTAAAGGATCACAACATGGCTTCCCCAACAAATCTATTCGACACTTACGATGCCATCGGCATTAGAGAGGATTTAAGCAACATTATTTATAATGTTGACCCCTCAGCCACCCCGTTTTACAGCAAATGCGGAAAAACATCAGCGAAAAACACGTTGGTTGAATGGCAAACACAAGCCCTCAGAAATAGCCAAGTAAACGCGCATATCGAAGGGTCAAACACTGACGCTGACGCTGTGACGCCAACTGTTCGTCTTGGTGCGCGCACACAGATTTACAAAAATGCCGTTGTCATTTCAGACACCGACGAGGCTGTAGATTCTGCGGGTCGTGCGAAGGAAATGGCATACCAGACATTACTCATAGCCAAAGAGCAAAAATTAGACATAGAATTGAGCCTTTTCGCTAACCAAGGAAATGTCGGCGGGTCAAACGTTTTGGCTCGTAAGACAGGCGGCGTTCCATCTTGGCTAATCACTAACGTTAATTTCCAAAACGGAAACGGCGGCGCAGCGGCAACCGGAGACGGGACAAACTCCCGTACAGACGACGGCACACCAACTGCGTTTACACAAGTCAAGTTTGACGACGTTATGCAGTCAATTTGGGATGAAGGCGGCAAGCCAAATACCTGTTACCTAAGCTCATTCCAAATGAATGTTGCACTCGGGTTTACGGGGAACAACAATCAGCGTGCCAACGTTGTTGGCGAAGACGCCACGGTTGTCAATAATTTGGCAATATATCTTACACCGTGGGGACAAGTGACTTTCCAGCCATCGCGGGAGAACCGTTCGCGCGATGTATTCATCCTTCAAGACGATATGTGGGAATGCGCAGTTCTGCGACCAACGCGTAACGTTGAGCTTGCGAAAACCGGGGACGCAACCACCCGGCAGGTTCTCACAGAGCTTGCACTTTGCAGCAAAAATGAAAAAGCGTCGGGAGCAATCTACGACAACACATTTACCTGATCTTGTATTAAAAATGAGGGGGCGGGAAACTGCCCCCTTTCTTAAATAAGGGAAAAAACATGAAACAAGTTTTAATCACTGCGCATAAAATTCACACAAGCCAAGGCAAGCTGGTAAGGGATACCATTGCGATAATGGACGAGGCCGAAATTGAAAAGTTTATGATGGTGCGACCAGACGCGATAAAAGTTCTTGGCGATGCTCCTGTCAAAGAAGCACCAAAGGCCAAGCGAAAGAAATCTTAATGGCCAAGATTTTTGAGAAAATCGATTTTGAGCATGACCACATGGTCATCAAGCGGCGTCACGACGTTAGCGGGATGCTCAAGGACGCACAGGCGGCCAAGAGCATAAACGGCGGAGTGATAGGCGAAAACCGTCTAGTTGGCTTTGTGGCCCCCGCTGTGATGGCTGGGTGGCTTAAGGAGGCGGGCGTTGCTTGGTCGGATACCAAAGCTGCGGAAGAAGTTGTTAGTCGGAAAATGCAGTCTGGAGAATTTAGCAAACTGCGCGTTTGGGAAGGTTCGTTTTAAATGGATAAGCGCACAGTGTCATCCGCGCACTTACGGATAGATGGATTGGAAAAGGATGTGATAGCACTGCAAACAGAGGTTCGTATTCAGTTCAAGGAGGTATTTAACCGGATTAAGCGCATTGAAGCCATTCTGCTGTCGGCTTCTGGCGCAACCATTTTAATGTTGATTGCGATCCTGACCAAAATGGGATGATTGGAGTAAGGCCGTGATCGATCCAGTGAGCGCCTTTACTATCGCCAGCGCGGCATATTCCAGTTTCCGTAAAATTATTGGACATGCAAAAGATTTAGAGGGCGTTTCTAAGCAGCTTGGGTCGTGGTATTCTGCTTGTGCTGACATCAATAGAGCGGAAGCCCAGCGCAAAAATCCTACTTTTTTTGAACGTGCCACACAAGGACAATCTATAGAGGAAGAAGCCCTTCAGATACTCATCCATAAGAAGACTCTGAAAGAGCGAGAAATCGAAATCAAGAACATGCTTGACCTCAGATTTGGATTTGGAACTTACGATGAAATGCTGGG